TATGATATGGTTCGAGATAGTATTATTGAAACTTATAAAAGAAAGAAACTTTCACTATGACTGAAGATCGTAAAATGGTAGTAATGGCTGTAATTGAAGGGCACTTAGATGAAAGCCATATTACCCTTGAAGAAATTCAAGAGGTTGAAGATATTGTCTTTGAACTTATCGCAGGTAAGAAAACACCGTTTCAAACATGGGACACTTTACAATGAATTATCCACACAGATTAGAAGTTAAACGAATTCCTGTTCCACCAGGAATGATCCAAGTCACTATTTCTACTGACTACGGCACGCATACCTCATCTGATGAGTTTTATGCAACCCCTGAAGAGTTTTTAGAGTTTTGGCGACCATTAGTTGAATATTATGAAGGAGTGAAAAATGACAGAAGTTAAACAACCCGTGGGCACTGACCCTGAATTTCAAACTTGGCTTAAAGGACTTTTACACGATGACATCGTTACAGACTTGTGCGTTACTTTCACCAAGAAAGACGGAACCGAACGAGAAATGTATTGCACACTCTCAGAATCCCGTATTCCCGCAGATAAACAACCAAAGTCAGGGTTGGAGGAAACGTCAAATAGCCAGACTAGTGGATCCGCAGTTCGCGTCTACGATACAGTCACACAAGAGTGGAGATCCTTCCGATGGGACTCTATCAAAAATGTAAGTTTTTCAATTGGAGAATCAAATGCTTAATTTTAAACTAAAACCCACTGGCAAAAATCTTGCTATTATTCTAGCACTAGCTGCTGTTGTTCTTATTTTTGGACCATTTCTTGTAATCTGGTCTTTGAATACTCTTTTCCCATCGTTGGCTATTCCATTCAGTTTTGATACTTGGCTTGCTGTATTTCTAATCAATGCGTTTATTAAATCTGCAGTATCTACAAATAAGGAATAACCATGTCTATGTTTTCAACTGAAGAAGATCGTAAAAAGTTTATGGGTGCGATTCAAGAGATGAGCAATTCTTTGCTGCGTATTGAAGCTGAGCGTGATTTGATTCGTGAAATTGTTAAAGAAAAATCTGATGAGTTTAAAATCTCAAAGAAAGTTATTAACAAAATTGCCAAGACATATCATAAACAGAATCGCACTCAAGTAGAAGCTGAACATGAAGAGTTCTTGGAAATCTACGACGAAGCCACAAGCAAAAAAGGTGCTTGACTTTAATTGCAAAATAGGGTATAATTATTATATAAACTGAGGAGAAATATCCTATGGCTACTGCCGCAAAACGTCAAAAACTTATTGAAAAAGCCAACGCTTTTATGAAGGGTGTCGAGGTTCAACTCACACCCGAAACATATCGTCGCGATTTGATTCGTGCTTTGAATTATTACAATTCAAATAACGATGACAAAGATAAAAAGAAGTGGTTCATCTCACACTATGCTAAAATTGACAAGAAACTAGCGGTTGAGTTTCTTAAGATTGATGAATACCATTTTCGCTATGCAGGTATTCTTGCACGTCTTCAAGACGGTGGTTCTGAACTTGAAGAAAAAGAGTTGAACTACTTTAATGAGCGCATTGCTTTCTTGAAAGAGCAAATTGGCATTCGACAAAAGTCTGAAGACAAAGCTGATAGAAAAGCTGCAGCCACTGCTGCTCTTGTAGCTGCTCAACCTTCTATCCAACAACGTATGGATGAAAAAGCTCATGACCTTGCTGCTGAGATTGACGCAGCAATTGACGACTTTGTTCTTACTAAAAAGTCTGACTTTTCTGCCAAGAATTATCTGTTGACTAATACTGTTGCTGCGCCTATTGCTAAACGCATTGGTGAGTTCTATACTAAAACTGCCAGTGAACTGCGCGAGGCTATCGCAGGTAAAGATCCTCAGCTTGTAGAGGGTTACAGTCATTTTAATAAACGTGAACTGAAAAAGTTTGCTGACTTTGTTGATCAGATTATTGTTGATTGTAACCAGATGGTGCAAACAGCAAAAGCAACTCGTGCTCCTCGTATGCGTAAACCTGTGCCACTCTCTAAACAGGTTGCTAAGGTCAAATACATGAAAGAGTTTGCTGAGCTGAAACTCAAGTCAGCAAAGCCTGAAGACATGGTCGGTGCTAAAGAAGTTTGGATCTACAATACCAAGTATCGTAAGGTACAAGTGTACAAAGCTGAAAACGGTCTTGCTATCAAAGGTACTTCCTTGATTGGTTTTGATATTACTGAATCCAAGTCTATGACCCTGCGTAAACCCGAAGACTTTTTCAAAGGTCTTACCATGACTAAGCGTCCACTGAATGCTGCGTTCAAGACCCTTAAGACTAAACCCTCTGCGCCAAACGGTCGCATTAATGAAGAATGTATTATTCTCGGAGCATTTTAAAATGATTTTAGTTGACTATTCCCAAGTTGCTCTGGCGACCATTCTGACCTTTCAGCGTGAGTTGAAAGGTAGCGAATCAGAAGTTAAAAACCTGATTCGTCACGTTGTTCTGTCCACAATTAAATCATACAAGAAAAAGTATGGTAAAGAGTATGGTCAGATTGTAATTGCTACTGATGGTCGTAAATACTGGCGTAAAGAAGTCTTTGAGTATTACAAAGCTAGTCGTAAGAAAGCACGCGAGGCTTCTGACCTGAACTGGAAACTTATCTTTGATACACTGTCTGAGATGCGTGATGATATTGCTCGCGTGTTTCCATATAAAGTAGTTAACGTTGAACGTGCTGAAGCCGATGATATCATTGCAGTTTTGACCGAGTATGTTCAAACAAACGAACTGATTCAAGAAGGTTTGATGGAAGAACCGCAAAAGGTTCTTATCTTGTCTTCTGATAAAGACTTTAAACAACTGCAGCTTGCGCCATTCTCTTCAGGTAATGTAAAACAATGGTCGCCTATGGTCAAGAAGTTTATCACTGCATCAAAGCAAGAGATTACTGAATTCACTATTGAACACATTGTTAAAGGTGATGCTGGAGACGGTGTTCCTAACATCCTTTCTAAAGATGATGTATTTGTCACAGGTGATCGTCAAAAGCCAGTAAGTGCTAAACGACTCGCTGAGTTTTATGAGAAAGGTATCAATGCCTGCCGTACAGATGAAGAACGTAGAAATTGGCAACGCAATGCTACTCTGGTTGCTTTTGATAACATCCCAAAAGATGTTAAAGATGAAATTACTGAAGTGTACCTAAATAGCAAACCTAACAACGACAAGATGGCTATTATGAACTATCTTATGGAAAATCGTTGCCGACTATTATTGGATGAGATTGAGGATTTTTGATGAGAAAATATGTAACAGTAATGCTGGACGAGATTAATGAAGATCCGTCTAAGATTGAATTGTATAAAAACGATGCTGCGCTCAAATTGATTTTTGAATATGCATTTGACCCTGCGAAGAAGTTTGTTCTTCCTGAAGGTGAACCACCGTTCAAACCATCAGCAGAGCCAATGGGTATGACTCCAACAAATCTGTTCAGTGAACTACGACGCATGTATGTGTTCTGTAGATCAGATCTGAAAGCTATTAAGCGTGAGTCTCTTTTTATTAGTTTCCTAGAGGGTGTTCATCCTATAGAAGCAAAGATGTTGATTGCGGTAAAAGATCAGAGTTTGCATAAACTATATCCTAAGATTACACGCAAAATGCTAGAGAAAGTAGGAATGATTCAGCCTCTTGTAAAGAAAGAAAAAGCTCAAGAAACTTCTTGATGACTAAGGTTGAATTGTTATGAAACAAAAGTGGATTGATGCTTTTATGGACACAGCTGAGCGATTTGCCCAGCTTTCCAGCGCAAAAAGATTACAGGTTGGTGCAGTAGTTGTACAAGACAACCGCATCATTTCTATCGGCTACAATGGTATGCCAGCTGGTTGGACAAACGAATGTGAAGAACTGGTTCATAGGATCGCCGAAGAACCAATCTTGAAAACGAAAGACGAGGTAATTCATGCTGAAGCAAACGCTATATCAAAACTTGCCCGTGATGGTGAACGAGGCAATGGTGCCGATCTATTCTGTACTCATGCTCCTTGCATACAGTGCGCTAAAATGATCTATGGTGCAGGTATAAAGAAAGTATTTTATAGAGATACCTATCGTGACACGAAGGGTATTGAATTTTTGGAAAAATGTAATATTGAAGTTGAACGTGTAAAGGAAATAACATGAAAACAGTAGGAAGTAAATTAGATAAGTTTGTAGTCACTGGTGTAAAGCCAGGACAAAAAGGTGAGTTCTTTGATATTACAGAGGAATCATTCTCGGGTAAGTGGAAGGTCATTGTTTATTACCCAAAGGACTTTACGTTTGTTTGCCCAACTGAAATTGTAGCATATGATAAGTTGTTTCAAGACTTTGAAGATCGCGATGCAGTTCTGTTGACTGGTTCTACAGACAATGAGTTTTGTAAGGTTGCATGGCAGTCTTCTCATGAAGACCTAAAGAAGATTCGTCATATTCAGTTTGCTGATACTGCTCGTCCAGTATATGTTGATGGTCATGGTTATAAGAACAAGAGCTTGGTTGAGCAACTTGGTATTTTCTATGCACCAGCTGGCGCTGCTTTACGTGCTACATTTATTGTTGATCCTGATAACGTTATTCAACACGTTACAGTTAACAACTTAGACGTTGGTCGTAACCCTGAAGAAACACTACGTGTTCTTGATGCGTTGCAGACTGGTGAGCTTTGTGCATGTAACCGTACTATCGGTGGGGAAACTCTGTAATGTTAGAAACCATCTGCGATACGATGGTTGAAGCGAA